TCCAAGGCACCACGATACACCTTGCTGTGCGTACATGTAATGGCGATTACATCCGCGTTGCGGTCAAACGTGGTGATGCTCTTAATATGAGTAGTAGCGGCAATTGGGAAGAGACTTCTAACTAGTGCAACCAATACAGATACGGTATCTGCGGCAGTCCTTGGGGCTGTCGCAGACCGATTTCGCACGGTGGTGTGGGGTAACTCAGACCACCGTGTCGCATTGGGAAAACGGGCGGTTTCCGCCCACCAAGATGGCGCACATACTGCTTGGTTACATAGGCACCCACCACCACATCGACATCCCCCTACCAGACGAAATAGAGGAGGTAGAGCAATGACCAATGTAGCAACGGTCACCATACCACAACGGGCACTGCTGCCGGTTGAAGATCCCACCAAGTCCTTCCTGGCGGGCGTCCTTTCGCCGGCCACACAACGGGCGTATCGATCCGATCTGTGCCAGTTTTTCGGCGTGTCCGATCTGTCGTTCATCACCCTCGATCGGCTCGATGCGATTTCGCCGGACGATATCATCGCATGGCGCAACGAACTCCACGCCAACGGCAAGGCCCGCTCAACGGTCAACCGCAAATTATCGGCGGTCCGTGCATTATATACGTACATGATGGGGTGCGGGCATCTGGATAAGAACCCTGCGGACGCCTCTGTTGTTCGGGGATTCAAGGAAGACCGGCGCGTGGGCGGCAAGGCCATGGCAACGGACGATCTCACCCGTCTGCTGGTGGCGGTTGATACAACAGCAGACGCCCTACAACGGGCCAGGGACCGCGCACTGATCACGGTGCTGGTGTATTGCGGTCTGCGGCGGTCTGAAGCTTCAGGGATGCATTGGGAGCATCTGCGGCGGGATGGCGTCCATACCGTGGTCGATCTGCCAGAGACCAAGAGCGGGGTGGAACAGGACGTGAAGGTGGTGGGGCCGGTGATGGATGCCCTCGCGGCCTATCGGGATGAACTCACCGTCTGCGGACGGGACGCCACGGGGCCGGTCTTTATATCGGTGGCACGGGGCACCTTCGGCAACGGGTTGACCCCGCAGTCCGTACGGCTCATCGTCAAGCGGTATGCGGATCCGCTGGGTATCGATGACGTGTCTGCCCACACCCTGCGCCACACCTGTTGCACCCTCGCCATCGAAGGGGGGGCAACCCCTGTTCAGGTGCAGTCCCACCTCCGCCATGCGGATGTCAAGACCACCTTGGGCTACTTTGAGAACCGCAATCGTCTGGAGGACAATGCGGCGGACCACATCACCCTACCGCAGAACGGGTAATCATACTATATTAGCAGTCCACGCCACACATACCTCCGGGTAGGTGTGGTGATGGGTGCTGGGTTGCAGACTGTGGTGGTCTGCAACCCTTTTTTTAGTATGACCAGATCCAAGGACGCGGGACGTGGAACTCATCCTCCGGCTGGATATCGTCCAGATGGAGGAATCGCCCCTCGCCGGTCTGCTGTATGCCGATCCCCGTGAAACCCTCTGCCAGGGCTAGCTGGAGCAAGCGCACCGCGTCACCCCCCCGCACCGCAATGTCCACCGCCCGCCCCGTTGAATGCGCCCCGGCGTTGCCGGACTTGACGATCTTAGCCGCCTCGATGGAGTGCGTATAATCGCGGAATCCGCTGGATATAGCGATGCTGCGCCCATAATCGGACCGCACCCGTTGCAGCCGGTCCATGGTGGCCGTATGCATCCGATTGATGCCACTCTCCTTGCAGGCGAGCTCACCGAATCCAAAGTTGGGCCAGCGGTCTCGCGGCCAATTGTCTTGTGTATAACTCATGGTAATCACCTCCCCATGCCTATAATATAGTGTCCAACGGCAAGATCGTGGTATAGTTTAAGCAAAGTAAATTAAACTGTTGCGCGGGTCGCAGACAATCCCTACTGTTATCCGTCACTCTACCGGCATTGTCCGATCTAACTCGGTCTTTTTCGGGGCCGTTAGATCGGACAATGCCGATAGGGGAAAAACGGGCTTGCAAAAATCGATAGACGTTGACTATTATAGAGCGTCACTCACCTAAACCCGCAACAGAAAGGAGGATTTCATGTGTAAAATGACGCACCACCATCCGTGCGAGGTGCCCTTATGCGCCTCTTAATGCGGATTTATCCATTTTTGTTGGTCATTATCGCAGGGTACCTGCTATCACGCATCCTACCCAAACTGATATCACACAACTGAGGATACACTATTATGCCATTCGACCCACCCGAACGTCCCGCCGGTAACTACGAGCCGCACCCCCAGGGCACCTACACCGGCACCATTACCGAAATAAGAGACTACGGCACGATGGAATCGCTGTGGCGCACCCCGGAAGGCAACACCAAAGAAATCCATCGTATTGCCATCGTCGTTGTCGCAGAGGATTTGCAGATGGAATCCGGCGATCCCTGGTCGCACTTCGAGTTCGTCAATATTTCCTTTGCCCCCAAGGCCCGCCTCACCGACCTCCGCAATATGTTGCGCGATGTGGATATGACCAACGACGAACTCAACGAGGTCTTCGATGAGACCGTCGAAATGATCGGGCGCAAAGTGAAGTACAAGATCCGCCACAAAAAGAATGACCATGACGATAAGATCCGCGGAACAATCCAAGATTGGGAGTATGCAGACGGCGAGGCACCAGACCTTGCCAACACCAAGCAGAAGGATGCGGCGAAGGAAGCGGTCAAGGCCGCGTTCGACGGAGACGATGATGATGACCTCCCCTTCTAGTGCGGCGAGTGGAATGAGCAAGCGGGAGTTCTTCGCATCGCGGGCCTTGGCGGGCCTTACAGGTGCGGACGATGGGTGGATAAGCACTCCCACCAATATTGCCACCCGTGCGGTAGAGTGTGCGGATGCACTGATCGAGGCACTCAATGCGACAGACACTAGAGATCAGTAGTGAGTTGCCGTCCCTCAATGAGACGGTGCGGGAAACCAAGAAGCACTGGTCCCGCTACGCCTCACTGAAGAAGACGGCCACCGAACTGGTCGCGTGGAACTGCAAGGCACAACGATTAGAGCCGGTGATCGAACGGTGTGTGTTCACCTTCGATTGGCCGCACTCTCGCCGCGACCCGGACAACCAATCGTTCGGGGCCAAGATGATCTTGGACGGGTTGGTCAAAGCGGAGGTGCTGCCGGATGACTCGCGCAAGTGGATCAGTGAGATCCGGCATGTGTTCCGCCGGAAGAGCAAGCTGGACAAGATCGTCATCGTGGAGATCGATGAAGAGAATGGTGCGCCCTATGATTAGTGTGAGACTGCAAGCCGAAACAGAAGAAGCACTGAAAGCAGAAAGAGAACGATACCTAGACCATTACCCGCCCCAAGGGTACAGCACCCATATCCGTGAACCGAAACAACAGGACGATGGGACGTGGTTGTGTACAGGGTATCGTTGGGAATCTTGTGACTAAAACTGGAGACAATATAATGGAAGACGTGCCCCATAGCGTAGAGGACTTTGGGCAGTATTACGAAGCGATGGATGAAGCACTGGACGCGCTAGAAGAAGAGGTGATCGGGTCGCACGAACAGCCGAACGTAGACCTACTACAAATCGCCGGTGAAGGAAAGGCAGAAGACCACCTCCAGATATTGACCTATCACCGCAATGAGTTGTGGCGCGTGTTGTGCCACTCTGAGGCGGAGACGGACAAGATCGAAGCATGGCGCATCGAACAATTTCAACGGATCTGCCGCCGCATCGCATGGCACGAACGGTGCCTCGAAGCATGGTTCAAGTCAACCGGTGCCAAATCCGCCAACCTCATCAATGGCAAACTCAAAAACATCAAAGGGCGCGAACGTGTCGAAATCATCGATGAGGATGCGATCCCTGCGGAATACAAGAACGAGACGATCACCTACGCGCCGGACAAGAAACGCATCCTCGCGGCGTTGAAGGAATCGGGCGAAATCGTGGAAGGCACCGAGGTGGTGCGCGGCGAGGATCACATCAAGATCGACACACCGGACGATGCCGTATGAACGAAGATACTAAACAGCAAACGGTACCTCGTCCAAGGCATCAAACGCTCAACGTGGACGGGTGGAAAACTTGGGTGCATAGTAGGCCGCGCATACGGCAGAAGGTTGTAGATGGATACTACGTGACAATTGGGCGCATATATCCTCGCCGCTACACCGGAGACAAACAACGGGCCAGACGCTACCACATCGAAACGGATGACCGCGAAACCG